CACAGATGCCGCTGTACGAGAACAAGCCGCGCGTTGACGACATCAAGAGGGCGTCGACCTCGAGGATCTACTTCAACTGCAGAGGTGCTGACGGCAATCCCGTCAACCTGTCGGGCGCTACCATTTCAGTAGACATCGTCCCGCGCACGTCGGGGTCGACCGTCACTAAGTCGGGGTCTTTGTCGAACACGCCGGCGGCAGAACCGCAGTTCTACGTCGACCTCGTTCCCAATGACACCACCGCCCTCGTCCCCCAGTTGATCGACGTCTACGCCACGGTTACGGCGGGTTCAAACGTATACAAGCCGAGTGCGTTCTTCCGACTGGTTCAGTCCAGTGAACCCACTGGTAGCGGTGGCGGCGACTTGATCGGGGTGACGGCCGGCGGGGACCTCAGCGGAAAGTACCCCAACCCAACGGTTTCCAACACGGCTAGGTCGTCCACTTACCCGTCCATGATGGTCGAGTGTGATTTCATCTCAGGCGTGTACCCGTTCTTATTTCGGACCACTTGGGGGGCCAACATCGAAGACGGGACCAGTGGGGGTATAACCTTTAGCGGATTTGACCTTCCCAACGGTGTTGGGATATGTAGCATCAGCGTCTACGCAAACAAGGACAAGGCTAGGTCTGGGATTTACTTGTTGGCGCCAACGGGGGGATCGGGTAGTTCCTTTGACTCCGACCTATTCGTCGGTTACGCTGAGATGGAGTTCTCTTGTAGGATGATCGTGTCCGGAACGAACGATCCAAACCAAGTCACGGCGGTGGGATTCCATCTGTCACACGCGGGTTCTGACATCAACAAATATGTTCAGAACGGTTGCTGCTTCGTCGCGTTTGGGGGCGGGAACTGGTTCGTAGCAACCGGAACTAACTACGACATCACGTTGTACGACACCGGGGTGTCTTCGTCCAGTGGCATGCACCACTTGTCGGTGTGGGTCAGCGCTGACGGGCTTACGGCCAAGTTCTACGTCGACGGGTCATTGGTGAGGACAGTTTCAAATCCCGTGATAGTCGGAGATAGCCCTGCAATGAGGCCGGCCATCGAGATCAGGGATAAGAAACCGAGTGGGTCCAGTGTGCAAGGGTACTGCACGATCGACTACATGAGGGTGGCGGTGTACAAGAATAGCCGTTAAACGAAACCGCCCCACGGGTTCAGGTCCGGGGGCGGTTTCGCATGGGGGAAAAGATGCTCGTTTGACTAGTTCTCGCCGACGTCGAAGAGCGTGGGCTCGGGCTCGAGTTCGGGGAAGAACGAGGGGAATCCGTCGACGAAGTGGTCAAACTCCGTACGAGAGATCATCCAGTAGATCTTTGCTCCGTCGCGCATGATGACCAACGCGGACGGCGTGTTGATGCTGTTCTGCTCAGCCCAAAAGATGCTCTCGATGCGCGTGGGATCCACCAGTACGGTGTCCACCGTGTCCGACGTGAGGGCCCGAGTGAGTTTGACCAGTTTGCTGTGAGATTGTGCCATGCAGTCGTCTCGACCACCACAAACAGTCGCCAGTCACGCTCCCCGGTAGACGTTCTTGTGGAGTTCCGGGTGAGCGATGCAGGAGATCCTGTTCAGCGCCTCCCGCAGTTTCGTTATCTCCTCGAGGCACTGTTGGCTCAACTCGCACGACGAGCAGTCGCCGTCACACGGGCAAGACCGGATCTTGTTCTCCAACTTGTCGGTTATGTCGAACGCGTTCACTGGTCGCTCCTTGGCTTAAGCACCTTGATCACCTGAGACTGCAGTAGGTCCACGACCATCGGCCTAACACCGTTCGCCTTGCCCCACTTCTTCAAGGGGCACTCGTACTTGGGCATGGTCAACTTCACCGACAGTCTAGACCTGTTCCACGACGGGCAACCGCACGAGTTGCAGTAACCCACGCTCTCCTTCTCGTCGCCGGCAACTCTCGAGGGGCAGTTCATGCAGTGGGTCAGCCTCTCGTTGAACGTGGTCTCGTTCACCGGCCCCTCTATCATCAGGGAAGCCTCCGCACTGACGTAAGACTTGACCATCGAGGTGGTCGCCCTAGACTTGGGAATAGACCGGTGCTCGCACGACGAACAACGCTCATCGTCAGTATCGCCGGCTACCACCGGGTGGTGGCAGCGAATGACGTCCAGTCTGAATACGCAATCAGGGGATGACATTGGTAACGTTTACCGAACTGGTCATGGTGTACTCGTCGTGCAACGTGTAACACGCGTTAGACGCCCCGAACCCGGGGGCGGGGTAAGGGTTCGGTAGAAACGGGTCGCACCCACATCCTCCGATCAATACGCCACCTTGATAACACGGCCTCTGTTCGCCTGTGTCGGTGTAACAGTCAGACACGAAGTCAGACTCGAGGTTAAGGAACTGCCCGGTGCTAACGTCACAGTCTCCCGGTTGAGTCACGCAGTACGGATAAGGAACGGCCTCGACGTAATCCACTCCACTGGTGGATTCTCTCGCTATGTAGTAATTGTTGAACGTAGTCCCGGACAGGCATCCCGGTCTACCCTCGACGTAGAAGGGCGCCTTCGTCCCTTGAACAAAGGTCGACCCCTGAGACTGTATGGAACCGTTGCAGAAGTAGTTGATGTAACCACCTGTAAATATTCCAGTTCCTCCCTCTTGCTTGAAGTAAGCCAAAGGTCTAGCCGGGGCGTTTGTGCCAAGAGTACATTTCTGGCACATCATGTACGCGTTTAGTCCGTACACGCCTCCGTTACTGGCCAGTGTCCAAGTCTTGGTTCCGGTTATAGTGTTCCTAGACTTAGGGACCAAGGTCAGGCACTGGGGGCAAGAACTGGGGCACGACTGGTAGTCAGCGAATCCGTTGTTTATAGTGGTTTGGGAGTAGTTCCAGTTCCCCTCGTAATCCGACATTCCTAGGGTGTTGTTTAAATCTCCGAACCCGGGATTAACCCTCTTGAACTTGCATAGTCCCGAGAATGATTCCGTCTTATCCCAAAGAGTGCCACCGTTTCCAGTGGCGCCGGCGGCCGGAGTTACGATCCGCTTCAGTCTAGCCGTATAAGTGTAACTGATCCATATTTCGGCGGGTCTGCACAGGACGGCCTGAGCACACGTTTGACTGGGGAGGCCGCAACAGCACACTCTTTTATCCATGCCGTTGTTACGGAAGGTAGTTGGTTCCGTCTGACCCCGGGAGGGTGGCCGGCGGGTGCACCGGCCACCCCGAGAGTGACGGGTGAGGCTCGCAACCTTCACTCTACTTCACCGGGGGCAGACCCCCTTATTACGGTCGACAGGAAGACTCGTCAGACTCACCGTACTAGTGAGGTGGACTCGATAATCAAACCTGCAGTCAAGGAAACCGTCAAAGAATACAAGCGGTGGGCCGACATGCTTTGGGACGGCGAAGAGCCGGACTTGAAGGACGTCACCGATCGCATGTCCAAGGTGATTCTCGTGTCGTTGATGGCCGGAATGTCAACGGTCGGGGACGAAGAGGACGTGCTAGAGGTTGACAAACATGTGGACCTGTTTGCGCCGGTGTTCAAGGAGTCCGTCGAGGCACTGGCCAAGAAGTCCCCGACTCTGAGGATTATGAACCCTCACCATCTGTCCGATCAGGTGAAGCAAACTGCGTGGTACGTTTCCGGGGTGATGAGCGGCAACATACTGGACAAGATCAGGGCCAAGTTGATCGAGGCAAGGGTCGAGGGCCACTCGCGGGACTGGTTCACGCAACAAGTATTCGAGGACGCCGAGACCACGGCTTCTCACATCGAGACAGTGTTCAGGACGAACGCGGCCAGTGCCGCCGGCGCCGGCCGGTGGAAGCAGTACAACGACCCCGACGTGTCGGACTTGATCTTTGGGTACCGGTACGTGTCTCAGGGCGACCACCGGTCTCGGCCGCTGCACAAGGCCATGAACAACTTCGTAGCCGTGAAGGACGATCCGGTGTGGAAGTTGATTTGGGTTCCGAACGGGTACAACTGCCGCTGCAAGGTCAGGCCGTTGAGGAAGGCCGACGCCATCAAGTACGGGATCATCTCCAAGGACGGTAACATCATTGAACGCCGCGTCTTTGTGAACGATTTCCAAAGAACGGTCGTAGCAGCAGCGGAAGGAGGCGTGGCCCTCGAGGTCGACGGTAACCTGCGTAGGTTCCCCGACGACGGATTTCGCGGAAACGCCTTGATGGATCTAGTATGAGCAACAAAGCAACTCTGGAAACGATTGACGGATCGCGTTCGAAACTGACTGGGGAGTCGTCCGTCGCCATCCCCGTCACTGCCGCCAAGCCCAAGGTCAAGCCCGTCAAGCCCAAGGCCGTCGCCGTCGAAGCGACCGAGGAAGAGGCCGCCGCTGCCTTCGAGGAGCCCATCGGTTCGGTGATCGACCGAGACCCCGCGACGGCGTCCGACAACCTCCGTATCCTCGTGAGCCGGATCGAGAAGGTCAAGGCCAACTCCATCGAGTGGCAGAACCTTTCCCACCCTCAGCGCCTGATGATGACTGGCGCCCTCTACGCGGCGAAGGAGGCACTCGGTGAGAAGGACAATGGCGTCCAGATTTCGTTCGCCCGATTCCTTGGCGTCACTTTCCGGTGACCCAGTGTTCGAAGACATGGTGTTGGACTGGATGAAGTCCGGTTACACGCCCGAAGATTCAACCCGATTCGCTCTGAAGGAGTATCTAAGTGCCACCCGTTCCAAAGCGAGTACCCGTGCAGGGAGACAAGCCGATGACCGTAAGCAAGACGGTCAGCGCATGGGCCGATCACCTCGTGGAGCAGGCCAAGTCCAAGGCCGCGAAGAAGATCGGCGTGGGCGACACTCAGAGCGCCGGTTCGGAACCCTTGTCGTTCGACGAGCCCCTGTTCCCGTCCAAGCCACCCGCCCGTTCTCTTCCCGCTCTCGGTGACATCCAGTTGCCCCCGCAGCGTCACGCTTATGGGGAAGGACCTCGAGAAGGGGACGACGATACCGTCTCGGACTTCTTCTTCACTCAGAGTGACGAAGAAGCGGACCGCCGGCGGGAGTCCAAGAAGCGACAGGAACGCAAGATTCAACAGAAGTCTGACCCGACCTCGACCAGTCGGTTCCGTGCGCTCGAGGTGGAGGCGTACTCCATTCGTCGCTTCCAGATCGACCGTTACGTCGCTCCACCGGGCATGGAGAACGTGGTCAAGCGTCTGAAGTCGAAGAAGGGTGTCGACAATCCGTACGCGGTGGCGTGGGCGATGCACGAGAGGGACAAGCACACGCACGACCGGTCTATCGGTGGCTTGACCCGCATCGGTCCCCTCGAGGGATCTCTTCACCGCGCCATCCGCATCCTCGACGCGGTAAGCGACGGTCATTACGGCGTAAGCCGGGAAGTGGTAAACCGCCTCCACGCCGACGCCCTCGATGACCTTGACCGTTCGTTTGAGGGAGGAGATCCGATCCGCGACGCTTGGCGTCACGTCGTGGATCAGGCTAGAATCGAGGCACTGGCGAAGGTGTCTCGTCACGCGTCGGAACAAGGTCCCCCGGCAAACAAGTCCGAGGAAGACCGCCCCCCGGAGTTTCCCCGTGACGAAGTGCTCGAGGAGATGACCGGTAAGGGAAAGGGTCTGAAGAAGGCCAGTTCGGACGTGACGGAGTACAAGATGGGAGGCTCCTTCTACCGATACCGGAACAACAACGAGGTGGACCGCCACGTCGTGACCCCTGCTGCCGCAGGTCAACCCTCTGGAGAACACCCTCACACCAAGGCGGTTCGTGAGATCTCCGAGATGTATGATCCTGACTGGGACGAAACCGACGACAGCGGGGACCGCGAGGGAGATCCGTTTAGTGCAGGATCTTCCGACGAGACCAATCTCCGCGCCAAGGAAGCCGGCGAGGCCCTACTCAGCCCCGACGTCAGGGACCACACGAAGTTCCTCAAGAAGATGGCCAAGAACGTGGTGCACCCGGACGACTGGGGCAACGACTGGATGGATCAGGCAACCTTTGCCTCCGGCAACTTCATCGCCAACCACGCCCGACTCGCCCTCGGAATGAAGGCTCTCCCGAGCCACTGGACGGACGCATGAGTGGATTTCTCTACCGGTACCGGAACAACGGCGACGTCGATCGTCACGTGAACCCCGGCAACATCCGAGACTTCACGGACGATCTTCTTCCGGGGTCTCATGGCCCCAAGTTCGGACTCCCTAAGCGCGAGGTTTCCGGGGAAGGCGAGCCGACTCACGGTCAGGTCCCGCCCCCGGACACCGGCATGCGTAGCGACGGTCTTCGCGACGCCCTGCAGGAATTGCACGATCGCGGCAAGATTGATCTCTTCTCTCACATGGCTGACTTCTTGGCGGGTGTTGATGAGGACGAAGCCGGCGAACACGCAGACATTCACTCCATGGCGCACGATTGGGCGCGTCGACGGGGATACATCTGAGAACAACCATGGCCAACAACAACGAACACGACTTCTACAGCGAACTCGACAACCTCGACTCCCAGATTCAGCGTTTCGCCACTCCTGACGAGCGCCGGCGCAAGTTCCTCACCGATGTGGCCTCCGGGTCTCCGCAAGGTGACGAGAACATCAAGAAGATGGGCGGTAAGCCTCTCGCCAAGGCGGCGATGACGGCCGGAGCCCTTCAGTCGGGGCGGCCGCCGGCGACGGTCAAGAAGAGCGTCGAGAAGCGCATGAGTCGGGAGTCCTGACTTGGCACTGACCGCCCAAGCGACAGCCGGATCGGGCAGGGGGAACGGTGGTACTTCGTCGATGGTGGTAAAGGCCATCAGAACGGTAACTGCTCCGTTCAGTGACAACGTGTTAGTGTGGCGGCAGTTAGGTTCGGACTCCACCGCCTGTGGCACTTTCATCATCAACAACGGCCCGGACGGAATCAACAGTACCGACTCCCCGATCATAAACATAGCGATCGACGCCGGCAGTTGGGGGGAAGTTGACAACGGTTCGATCTGCTTGAACTGGAGAGGTTCCTGTTACCTGCAGGGGGTACCCCCAAGCAGGATTTACTTCGCTCGTCAGTCGCCGGCGACTGGTTTCGCAACTGAAGATCTCAGGATCAAGTACATTACTTACAGGTGAACCATGGCACTAGTAGCAGGAGCAGTTGGAGGCGTGGGTTGGTCTTCTTCCATGAGAGTGAAGAAGATGGGGTCTTTGTCAGGCATCGCGGGGTCGTACGTTCAACTAGAGAACGACGCCAACGCTTGTGGGGTGTTCCTGATCAACGACGCCGGCGCGAGCACCACCCTGTACGTGGCCGTCGCTGACAGTGCCCCGACTGGCGACACTGGTTCCATCGAACTCTCCCTCACTGGAGCCGTGTACCTTCACAACACCACCCCGAACCGGGTGTACGTGAAGAGGGCCAGTGGAACGAACACCGTCACCGTGAGGTACATTACTTATGTTTGACGTTAAGGAGAACGGCGACGGGTCGGTGGACGTCATGAACGTCCCCGTGTTCAAGGTCCACAATGACCGGAAGTACGTCTGTGATGAGGACTGGCTCGACCGGTGCGTCGCAGATTTCCTCCATCAGAAGATCGATTCCATCGAAGTGGCCGGCGGGAACGCCAAGTACGCGATGCTTCCCAGTCTGACGATCGGGCACACGCCCGAGTCTGCTGATGCTCCGGAGCCGCCTCGGGTCGGATTCGTCGACAACCTGCGCCGCGTGGGTACCGTCCTGTACGCCGACTTCATTGGGATCGCGAAACACGCGTGGGAACAAATCAAACGCGGCGACTTTCCGTATCGGTCGGCGGAGGTTATCCCCTCCAAGCACCGGCTCACCAACGTGAGTCTGCTCGGGGGTCGTTACCCCCACTTCTCCCTTCCCGTGATGCGCTTCAAGCACAAGGGTTCGGAGATCGTCCGGTACGTCTACACAGAGGACTGCAACGACATGGACATGGACATCAACAAACTGGCGCAGCAGATCGCCCCACTCGTGGCTCAGATCATGGCCGAGGGTCAGGCGAATGCGACGCAGAACGACATGGCTTCGTCCGGGGTTGGCGGCATGGCTTCACCCGGTGGCATGGACACCGACCCCACCGAAGAGGGCGACGTTGAGGAAGGTTCCTCGGAGGAGAAGAAGGGTGATGGTCAGGAGTCGTACCGTAGTCGCGGCCGGCGCCAGTCCCACCCGTACCGCAGTTCCGTCCGCTACGAGATCGAGCACACCTCGAAGGGTGCTGATCACGGCAGCGACAAGTTCGAAACCCCGAGCGATGCCGAGAGCGTCGACTTCAGCACCGAGGAGCAAGGCGTGAAGCCCACCACCAAGAACTCGACCCCGTCGCCGGTCTCCCGCTACGAGCAGGAGAACGCCGCTCTCCGTTCGCAGATCAGCAGCATGCAGGAGACGATTTCCGAACTGCAGCGCCACAACGCCCGGGAGGCACAGGCGGCTAAGCGCATGATGCTCTCGGCCAAGTGCCGTGAGATCTCCTCGCTCGGTTACGCCATCGGCGACCGCGAGCAGATCGACCGTCACGTCAACCGCATGATGACGATGCGCTCGGACGAAGTCCGCGATTACGTCGAGGACGTCCTCAAGCGCAGCCCCAAGGTCGAGATGGTCACTCGTCACGGCATCAGCGACTACATCGAGCGCCCGGGTCGTGCCATGAGCGAGAACGAGCGTTACGTCTCGGAGAACCCGGACCAGATTCAGCGCCTCGGCCTTGACCGCACTGTCCTCGACCTTTCCGACGTCCTCAGCGGCTGAAGCCGGCAGGAGAAACAACCATGGCAGACATTGCAAAGAACATCAACATCAGTGGCCGGCTCGACGGCCGGACGGCAGAGTGTCTGATCGCCAGTTCCTCGACCATTTACGAGGGGACTCCGGTCTTCATCAACAACACCGGGTTCGCCACCGCTGTCACCACTGACGCGAACACCTTCAAGTTCTTCGGGTTCGCCATCAAGGGTGGAACCGGGGACGGTACCTCCGTCACGTGTGTCGTTGAGCGCCGTGGTACTCGTTGGTACCCCAAGGCGTCGGTCACTCAGGCGGACATGGGCAAGTTGGCGTACATCACCCCCGCTGACAACTCGGTGGCAACCACCACGGCCCCCACTACCGGCGGGGCGCTGTTCATCGCCGGCCGCATCATGGGGATCGACACCACCAACAACCTCGTCGAAATCGACCTCGAAGACCGCGTCGCCTGATCGGAGATCTGAACCATGCCAATCCTCAGTCGTAATCGTCAGATCACGCGCAAGGAAGTTCGCGGCCTCTTCGCGAAGTCCTTCATCACCCAGTCGCGTGACGTCCTCTACCCGCTCTTCACCGAGACCGTCGACACGTACTCCGAGAAGGAATACTTCGCGACGCTCGGTACCGTCCCGCAGGTTCAGCAGATCACCGACGAACTCGAGGTCCCGTTCACTGAACTGAACGAGTACACCTTCGATTTCACGAACAAGTTGTACAAGAGCCTGATCCGGCTCAAGCGCGGACTGGTCGACTTTGACCAGACTGGTCAGTCGCGCACTCTGCTCCACTCGCTTGCCGGCCGCGTCGTCAACTTCCCCGACAAGTTGGCGATGACCCGCCTCCGGAACGGAACTGATTCAACTCTCGGAAAGTGCATCACCGGATCGGCGTTCTTCTCGACGTCGCACGTGCTTGGTAGCCAGTCCGGCCAGTCGAACCTGCTCTCCGGCAACACCCCCACGAACTCGTGGACTAGCACCACGGCACGAGCCGACACCGCCGAGAAGGTGATCGTCGACCTCGACCGGGCTCTCGTTCAGATGCTCTCGTGGAAGGACGATCAGGGTGAACCCTTCTATCAGAAGATTCGCCCCGAGGACCTCGTGGTCGTCTGCTCTCCGCTCCTCTACAGCACGATGAAGTTGGCGCTGTCGGCTAAGTTCATCAAGCAGACCGACAACGTCTACGAGGGCTTCGTGGGCGGCGTCTACTCGAGCAATTACCTCCCCACCTCTGGCGCTGAAGCAGCGGACTGGTACCTGATGAACGTCGGTCACGTGAACCGGCCGCTCGTCTACAGCCGGTTCCGGATGCGCACCGATTCGGAGATGCAGGACACGCTCTCCCAGTACCAGTCAGCGGGTTCTCCGTTCAACATCACGATGGAGGACCTCCGCAACCTGTCCTCGGTCGAGATCCTCACCAATCTCGGCGAGCGCGGTGGCATGAACGCTGACAGTCACGTCATCCTCCACGAGGAGTTCCTCATGGCGGCCCGTTGGCGTGGCGAGGTCTCCTACGGCATCCCGTGGGCGGCCGTGAAGATGGACAACACCGCGACCTGATCCGGTCTTCTTCCCCCTTGCCAAGATGAAGGCCCCGTGGAAAACCACGGGGCCTTCGTCGTATTTGTGGTATGGCATACGTCTACGCCGACAAGGCCGAGATTCTGAAGCGGTTTGACGCCCGTGTCATCGTTCAGTTAACCAACGACGACGAGAAGGTCGACCCGAACGACCTGACGGCAATCAACGAGCCGGTGCTCACGACGGCCGAGAATGACGCCGCTCAGACGGTGGATAACTTCCTGCGCTACGTGTACGAGGTACCGTTGACCGGGTCGAACATCACCGCCGAGATCAAGGGAATCACTGCCGCCCTGACTTGGTGCATGTTGTGGGAGAGAAGGGGAGAAGAGTCCGAACAGGTCACTGCTCTCCGGAAAAGGATGTTCGAGCGCTTGGAGGCGATGGGCAAGCAGGACGCCGCAGAGGTGCGGGGAAAGCGCTCCACCTCTTCGATGGCCGTCAGGTCTACCAAGGGCAAGACCCGGACCATGTTCGACCGCTGCGGGTATTTCGACGGGCTGAGCATCGGGGGTACGCGTTCGTTGCCGGCTGACACTGAGGGGACCGGAGTATGAACGCAGCCACGGGAAGGTGTCTCCGAGGCCACGGAGACTTCCGGGTGGCCTTCCGGTCCTCCCGCCCGGGAGCGAGTCTCGGAGGCACCTTCCCGTGGCTGTGACTATTCACGTTGACGTCCAGTCAGCCCTCAATAGAGACACCATCAGGCGAATAAAGGCACAGATGGCGTTTCTGCTACAGGAACAGACCAACGACCGTATCGAGACGTCCGGGGACGACGAGATATCGTTTGAGACCTTGCCTAGGGACAGGCCGAACGGAAGCAGGGACAGACCGTTGTACGACACCGGTTCCCACCTGTTGGACTCCATCACTCACGGGGTGGACGCAGACGGGGCGTGGGTGGGTTCTACGTTTCAAGGGGCCAAGATCCACCAGTTCGGAACGGTCGGGGCACGTGCGGCAGACGTGGGGCAGGGAACGTTACCGACCATCAGGCCAGTTCGAGCCAAGGCTCTGTTCATTCCCCTGACCACCCGCGCTCAGAAGTCGGTTAGAGTCGGTTCGGGCCCCAAGATCACTCGCATGGGCTCGAGGAAGGCCAAGGGTACCAACGTTATGTTTGACTTAGTGCCCGGGGTGGACTTCATCTTCTTGAAGAAGGCAGACATTCCACCTAGACCGTTTCTGCGCGTGTCACGTAAGAACGCCGAAGAGATCGCCGAACTATTTGAAGGAGCAGATTGATGTCGTTCATCGCCGGACACTATAGCGCAACTTGGAACGGTAACAACATCGGTACCACCGAGCGCGGGTTTCGTCTGCAAATGACCAACCACCACGAGACCGTCCTTACCGATACGTTCGGTGACGCGCTCGCCGATGGCGTTCAGCGCGGCGTTGATTACCGCGTCACCCTCGAGTACGTCGAGTATGACCTCATCAAGGCGGCGATCGCGGCACAGGCCGGCACCTTTGGCACCATGGGCAACGTCGGGAAACTGTTGTCCGGTCTTGCGAAGCCGTTGGTGTTGACTGCAACTGCCGGCACCAGTGCTGCCGGCCAGATCGCAACTCTCACCGCTGCCGCTGCGGTCATCGTCTCAGACACCGAGATCCTCTTGGCAAACAACCTGCGGAAGGGGCCATTGACCTTCCTTCTCATCCCGAACTCCTCGGGAGTTCACTTCACCACTACCTGATAGAGGACCCATGGCAGCGATCAAGTTGAAGGACGTCTCTCCTCCGATGATGGAGGTTGAGATGCCGGACGGAACTACTAGGCTTTACGATCCCTTCGCGATCATCAGGGGGCTCGCCCCCGTGTTGGAGGCTGGCGCCGAGAAGACCTCGTACACGCAATTGCAGGATGTTGCCCGGAAGTGCTTTGACCTCGGGCCTGAGATCACGGACTACCAAGTGATGTTCCTCATCAACCAGTTGGTCCGGTTCGTGGAAGAGAGCGCAGCGGTAAAGGGGCTTATGCCAGTTCCGCAGAGTTGATCGCCTTCTACGGCATCCAACCTTCGGAACTGGCTAACCTCACTGAAGAAGAAGTGCAAGGTCTCGTAGTGAACATGCCTAGGATCAATGCTAGGCGGCGCCTCGAGTTCGTGTGTGACGTCATGGCCGCCATGCCGTCAGACTCCAAGGGAGTCAGCCATTACCTGACTGAACTGATCAGGGCCGCGTTTGACGGTGACGACACCGCTCAAGCAGTGGCCATAGAGGCAGTGACGAGGAACTAAATGGCCATCGATTACACCAACACCTTCACCCGACTCGGCAGGTTCATTCACGAGATCAACCATGCCATAAACCGCCAAGACAATCAGTACATGGGCGCGGGAGTCGGCGCCGACTACATCTTGGACCAGTTCAACGACAATAGGGAGTGGGTGACGTCCGTTCTACCCACCTTCTCGTCGATCTCCAGTAGTCTGAAGTCACTGGCTTCTTCCCTCTCTTCACAGGCAACGACGTACTTGACGTACGAACTCAGGAACGAATTGAACGCTTCCGGGGACGGTGCGTCTTACATCGTGCCCCTGTTGATCGAGAGGATGAAGGACGATTCTCAGACCGTGCTTACCAACACTTGCACGGTGTCGGTCACTGCGGGTACCAACGTAGGAAACGGATCTCTCCACGTGTCGGCTCTTACCGGCGAAGGGGTCACCCATCAGGGACTGATACCCGAGGTGGTGAGGGTGACGTGCACCAAGTCGGTGCCATCCAGTGGTTCGGAATCGTTCGAGATCGTCGGACGAGCCAAGACCGCCCCTCAAGATGGCGTGTCAGACCCGGGCAGCGGAGTGGGTCCCACTTTGAGCAGCGTGGTGTCCAACTCAGTGGTGTCGAATGGGTCGCTGTCCAACTATTCGTCGTCGAATACGCCCGACTCATGGACGATCGACTCGGGCACCGTTGGAACCAATATCTTTGAGACCGTTGCAGCGCTCCACGCGTTCTCTAAGTCCCTCGAGTTCAAGTCTTCCGGCGTCTCAACCATCAGGATCACTCAGAACCTCAGCCTGACCGGCAAGAAGGTGTACTTCTTGAGCGTGTGGTTGAAGAGGTCCGGCGGCACTTGGACTGCGGGTAGCACCTTTACGGTGAAGGTGTCGGGCACCGGATGGACCGCAGTTAATGCGTTCACTGCAGACCCGAGCACCATCTCGTCGTCTCAGTTCAACTCGTCGGTCATCTTCTTCGCTACCCCCGAGAACGTGCCGTCAGATGCGAAGGTCACAATCGAGTGGACCTCTGCCACGGGCAACGTCGGTAAGTCGGTGTACGTCAGTGGTTGCTTCGTCTCCACCGTGTCCACTCACGCCGGCGTCAATTATTCGGTCACTCGCGGGTCGACCAATTACGCCATCTCCGACTCCTTTTCGTGCACCACGACCAACGCCCGGGACGGCAAGTTCCAAGATTACTTCACTAGGTTCCTCGGGTATCAGTTGCCGTCATCGGCTAGCCCGACCATTTCGGATACTCTAGCGTCATGACGGTAAAGGACCACCCCAACCTAGTGCTCGATTTCGTGGTCAATAAGATCATCGAGAGGTTGTCCGAGCAGTTCTCCCGGAACAACTGCAGGGTGGTCGCGACTCCGATGCTCGTACCTCAGAACGCCTTTAAGTACGTACAGGTGTTCTACTCCGGGTCATCGTTTGAGATGGGTGAGGGAGACGCCAACCTCATCCGCAGGATGTCGTTTGGGGTAAGGATCTACGCTAAACTGGCGTCTCACGAACTGAACCAAGTCGAGGAGACTAGCAGGGAACTGGTGAACATGGCTTACGACGTAAGCCGCGTGGTGCACGGTTTGTACGACATCGTGGAGGCACCACTGGATGAGGCTCCCATCTTGGAGACAGAGGCCCCGATCAGGGGAGCAGAGGCAGAGGGTTCCTACTTGATGTACGTCGACCAGACCTACAGGTGCCACCTTCACTCGACGTGGACGGAGGTGAAGAGTGGCAACTGACGACATCAAGGTCGGGCTAAAGGTCACGCTAGACGAAGAATCCATGGCTCGGGAGGTTCAGAAGGCCGAGGCTCGAGTAAACAAGAAGGGATCAGCGTCCGGTTCTCCGGGCGGTGGGTCCCAATCCGGGGCCAGCCTTGCCGAAGCACTCAAGATCTCCGTCACCAAGCCAATAGTCGACAAGTTGGCGAAGATCGAGGAGAAACTCACTAGGGCGGGGGCATCCGCACAGATGGCGGGTGGGATCGCTCAGGTTCTGATGGTGCTCAAGATCCTAGACGCCATGTATCAGGCGATCAAGGCCGTCCTGTCTAGCATCTGGAACTTGACTCAGTCACTCAGTAGGTTCTCGCCGGTCCTTTCAGTTGCCTTTCGTCAGTTGGCCATTCTCCTCCGGATGCTGTCCATCGATCTCGGCAGATTGATCGGAAACGAACTGGCTAACCTAGTAAACTTCATCAAGGAACTGGTGGCGTTCCTATACGCCATATTCAGGGCTGACATCAAGATCTTGGCCGTGTTGTTCAGTCTGCTGATTGACGCGCTCAGGGTTGCGTTGGACGTTATTAGGTACGTGTTCAGCAAACTGTTGTGGTTGTCCGGGAAGATTTATGACGTGGTGGGTGACGTCTTGCTGTGGATCGCCCAGTACGTGCCGGGGACCATCGGTACCATGCTGTTGGAACTGGGGGCCGTAACCAAGACGGTCGCCGGCGAAATCCTCAAGCATGCTGAACTAGTCAAGAACTCATCGCAGGCCGGCAAGAACGCAGTTCAACAGATGAATTCCGCCCTGATCTCAGGGTTCTCCTTCATGGGTCAGCAGGGTTACCAAGGTGTGACCGCACCCGGGCAGGGTGACGAGAGAGAAGCCCCCAAGTGGGTTCCTCCACTAAAGTCAGAGGGTAACGTCAGGCAGTACAAGAACGTTCCGTCCAACTCGGTCGCCACCGGTCGCAAGGCCGTGAACATGCAGACCCCGCAGATGGCTAGCGTGGTGAACAACGTGCAACTGAACGCCGAAGTCAAGTTGCAGCACGAGGAAGCGGTGCAACGTGCCATCGAGGAGATCCGTGGGTGCTTGGTGAAGGCCATCCACGGAGTCCGAAACGAGCAAATCCTGCTGTCTAGCAAGATCTACGCGAGGACGGTGATCGACCTATGAGCATCATGACCGTTAGGTATGGGTCGTACACCTTTCCGTACCCGAAGGTCACGGTGCGGGAACAGTTCGTGTATGACACGGACGATCGCACCCTCGTCGGCACCAAATATCAGATTTCAGTGTCAGGGTGGATCGTCGCCGTCGAGACCCCGAACACGGTGAGGGCCGAGGTCATGACGATGCGCGGGGCATTGTCGAAGCCGTGGCAACAACTCACGATTTGGGACACCACTTCGGGCGAGGTGTTGTACAGTTTCGACCCGATTGCAGCAAACGGCGAGACGGCCGTGGACGACTGGTCGCCCCGTCCCGAGGACCTCACCATCTCGGAGATTACCGGGATGAAGGCCGCTAGGTACAGTTGGCAGGTCGACATCTTCAAGAAAGACTGCCCGAACCTTTCCACCCCGAACGGGATCTTGTCCATCACCAAGACCTATTCGTACTCGATCGACGTCAGCGGTTACGCCACCCGGCAGATCTCCGGCACTCTAAAGGTAAGGGCTCAGAACGCACCCGCCGACCTTTACCGAGCGTTGGTAACTCCTCCTCTCCCTAATAGGTTTCGCAGGACGCAACAACAGTTCTCGCAATCCCCCGACTGCAGGACCCTCACCTTCAGCGTCGTGGACATGGAAGAGTACCGGACGCTGCCTCCGTTGGTGTCGGATGGAGAGGCTACCTTCGGAGTGAAGGTCGCCGACTTAGGCGCACGGGTGTTCTACAACCTGCAGGGCCGGTTTAAGGGGCCGCCGTCCACCCCGAAGACCCAGTTGTTCACGTACTTGGCAAACCTGATTTCGAAGAAGTTCCCGCTATCCGACCCCTCCTTCTTGTTTGAGGAGGCTAGCGTGGACGAAGCGGTCTACGGTAACGAGATTTCGTTTCACATCTCGGGCTCCGGCGTAGCGGCGCCGGCGACTGGCCTGAGCGTACCCAACTACGGCGTGTTGTTCAAGAACATGCTCGTTCCCCCGCCCGACTCCAACGATCAGGCTCATCTTCCCAGTCCGTACGGTGACATGCCGGGGTTCCCGCATGTTTCGCCCCTGTTGGGTGACTACGACGCCTGCGGAACTCAGGCCGGAGAAGACAACTTCATCCCCGAAGTCGTGGCGGTGGATAGGCAAGACTCCCCGGTGGTCCCCGAGGAGAGCAGGGACGAAGACGGTCAGGGTGGAGTATCCGAGCAGCACAAGAAGACGCCATTCATCTCTTACCACGAGAGAGTCAACTACCTGATCGACTACAAGGTGGTAAGGATGGACGTCAAGGACAAGTCGCCCACTTTGTTAGCCGGCGGACCATACCTGATTTCTACGTCAGGTCCGTCCATGGTGATCACTCAGGCCGGTTATTACGTCGTTTACGCCAAGCAAGCGTCCGACCTGCCTAATCCCCCGGAGCCGATCGACAAGTTCGGGCGGTTGCTCGAGGCGTTCATTCAACCACACAGCCCGGAACCAGTGCAAGACGGCCAATGGCGACAGTACACCCTGCACTGGCGCTACGTGATTGACACCGGGTCCTACTACCACGGTCCAACGGACGTCACCGCCGAGATCATGATTCCTCAAGATCCGAGGATGGCTTCGGAGTTTGCGTTTACCGCGTTCGAGGCTCCGTGGCTTGACCCGGGCGGCAACGAGGTCACTACGACATGAAACGCGCGTACGCAAGGTTGGAATGCAGTAACGGCACCGGAACGGACACGTACTCGGTGATCGACGCTCCCCGTGGGCGAAATCAATCCAACTGGTATGAGATGGCCTCATCGGGCAGCCCCTCGGAGGGCAAGGTTCTGATGAAGGCGGTGGAGTACAAGAAGTTAGACGTAGCGCAGACGAACGCTCAGCCGGTCTACCTGATCTTCGGCGTCTACGACACCAGTGACACCGGTAAGTTCGAGCAGATCAAGGTAAAGGTCAAGGTGTTGGGGGCCACCCCTTTCGTCACTAGCAGTAACACCGACGTAGACTACGACAAGGACTTCAAGGACAGCGTCGAGGTCTCGTTAGCCGGTTATGAGTGGTACGAGGAGAGGACGTTGACCACAGCCGTCAACTACAACGTGCAAGACGGCTTCTCCTTGAACGCGTCCAACCTGCCTACCTTTCGGTCGAACGCGGCCAACTCAGTGAAGACCGGGATCTTGGCAGTGTTAGGGGATTTAGGGTACTCCATAGGAGATCCCGGGTCGTTCTTGTCCCCACCAGTCGAAGTCAGGAACCTACACAGCATCGGGAGGCCGCAGTCGGAGACGGTGGGCAGGGCATGCAACGGAATCGGGGTGATCGGAGATCCGGTTACCAAGAAACTGTGGAACAAGGGGCAGAAGAGCAGTGCCAACCTGTCCCTGCTCACCAGTTCGGCTAACCGGGTGGTGGAGAAGTCATTCGTCAAGGTGTCAGACGACCGGTTCCCTGCCAAGGTGAAGGCTTGCTTCACGGCGGTTGGGTTCCCAGTCACTGAGGACATCAAGAAGTACGAAGTCACCACCCCGAGGGGGTCCGACACCAACACCCGAGAGATTCAGGTGGGGCACTGGTTTGCCTACGTGAATGAAGCCGGGTCAGTGGTGAACTCTTCCGAACTGACGTCGATCGCCACGTGGTTCGTCAGCGGGAAGGGAAACTGCCTAGACATCCAAGACGACTACGGAACTTACCAGTTCGCCGGCATCATACCGTTTAGCGTAGACGGGTACGTGAGGAGGGTGTTGTGGACGTGCAACGCCCACGACGTGTCCACCACCATCTCGGTTAATCAGTCTATCGCCCACCGGGCCCGGGAGCCCGAACAAGAACACAGATTCACCGGTCACCCGTTGGTGATGTCGAGGTCGATAGACGGTACCTCCTTGGTCCTATCTGACGCCGCCATCTCGACTCCCAGTCAGATGGACGCCATCATAACCGGGTCGATCCCGATTCCCGGACAAACCAACAGGTGGAGGTACGCTTGGACTTCGGCCACTCTCGTCGGTGACACGTGGACCAAGGACTCCCCTCCTAGGGCTTCCGGCACCACTACCACCGACTACGCCACCAACAAGAACGAAAGCGCCAATAATGGAACGTGGGTCGGTCCGGGCACACTCGTTAGTAGCGGGTCCGGTTACCCTGCGGGATTCCAACTGGTGGCGGTAGGCAAGGATCGAAACGGGAACCAGTATGATTACCCGGTAACCATGTACAGGACTCAGGGCGGTGCATACTGGTTCCACGTCGAGAACGACCACGACGGCACTTGCTAAAGACCAGTCTTTACTTCGTCCGAGATAAGGTGGTCTCCACCCGGTTAAGTGTAGTGATTCTGACGAATCGTGCACTAAACGAAAGGGTTATTGTACGCCAATAAAGGCTACAAGGAGAACCACATGGCTTCGAAGAAGGCAAAGAAGAAGGGACATGGGATTCGGGTCGTCGACGAGGACGCCCCTGTCACCACTGCCGCTACCGCTGTCACCGCTCGCACCAAGAAGACCACGGGAGTTTCGCCCGATGGTACCAGTTGGAACGTCCGGGTTAAGGACGGATCGCGGGTGGCAAGTGCCGGTCGTGGCGATCGCGTTGCGGAGGAACTTGCGAACTGCAACGACGTCGACTCTCTCGTCGCGTTTGCCTCCGAGTTCATTCCCAAGGAGGACGTCCTCGCGTACCTCGCCAAGGCCCCGAACTTCGGGCAGTTCCGCATGGTCTTGGGCAACCGCATTCGCGGCGCCGTCAACCGCGCTGAGCGCGAGCGTCAGAAGGCCGAGTCCAAGAAGGCGGTGAAGGCGTGATCGCCAGTATCGCAATCTTCGTCTTCTGCGTCGTGTTCCTCTGCTTCACCATGTTGCCGCTCTTCT